CCTATTGATACAGGCGAAAAACACGAGGAATACGGATTCAGCACCCCGTATAAGCTCAGAATGTCAATATTTAGTCCGTGGTCGGGGAACACCCTTTACCCTCTGTTCGATGATTTTGGTGACATGATTGCTTTCTCTCGCGAATACATCACAAAGGATGAAGAGGGGAAAGATGTAACGAATTTTGAGACCTATACGGCAGAGTCGTACTACCTATGGAAGCAATCCGGAGACACATGGGAACAGGTCGAAAAGGCCGTCAACCCAATCAAAAAGATTCCGGTCGTTTACGCGGAGCAGGAACAAGCCGAATGGGCAGACGTGCAGGTCGCTATTGAGCGCTTAGAAACGCTGCTTTCGAACCACGCAGACACCAACGACTATAACGGATCTCCTACTGTTGTCGCAGAGGGCCAAATCCTGAGTATTGGCAAAAAAGGCGAGCAGGGCAAGGTATTGGAAGTTGAGAAAGGCGGGAAGGTCGAATACCTTTCTTGGGATCATGCTCCCGAGTCTATCCGCATGGAAATCGACAACCTATTCAAAATCATCCTGACGTACACCCAAACCCCTGACATTAGCTTCGAGTCGGTGAAGGGTATTGGCGCCATTTCTGGCATCGCATTGAAGCTGCTATTCATGGACGCGCACTTAAAGGTGATGGACAAGCGCGAGATTTTCGACCCTCACCTGAAACGCAGGCTCAACATCATCAAAGCTTTCGTTGGCATGATGAACACGTCCGCATCAGCAACCGCCAAAAAGCTCAAAATAGACGCTGAGATCACTCCGTACATGATAAGTGACGAGCTGGAACAATTGCGCGTGCTGACAGAGGCGAATGGCGGCAAACCGGTGCTTTCGCAGGAAACTACTGTTGCGCTATCCGGCCTGGTTGACGATCCGAAAGCGGAATATGCCCGGATTCAAGCGGAGTTTGAAAAGGCGAATACGATTGGGATAACTGAGCCGACGGTGTAGAACATGGTCACAAAATTAGGATTCGCTATAAGCACGTTCGAAGGTGCGCGCGCCATAACCGAATCGACCAACGTCGGCATTGACCTTGTGCTTTGCCTGCTTGGACCCAAAATAGCAGACGGTAACTTCCGAGCAGTTTATGAGCACGCTATCGACCCGAGTAAGGTTATTAAAGTTGAATACGGCCACAGTCAACAAAAGGAGCATGATTCGGTAATGCAAAATTCATTCTGCAACATTCAGGAGTTCTTGCTATGGCGCGAAATAGAAGGCCTGAAAGGAAAACTCGCATGGGTTAAGGATTGGTTCGCTCCTGTTGAATGGATCAGCCCCAGCGGCCACATTCTATGCATGCAGAAGACATATCAGAACCAGGACATGAAGCGCCCCGACCGTATCCCGGAATTTCTATGGGATGTAAAGTCGGAAAACTTCGGATGGATCGGCGACAAGTTCGTTTGCCACGACTATGGCCACGTTTCGGCGCTGATTACCTACGAAAAGAAGTTCCACAAGGTCAAAGACTACTGGAATTAGAATAGTACCATACTTTTCGGTGTTTCGCCGGGAGAGCAAATAGGAATAGTACAATGGGAAAGGGAGAAGAAGACTACGCACGGCAGCACATCAGCCGCATCGACACGTTCGCCATGCGGGTGCAAAAGCTGTATTTTCAGGCCATAGCCGAAGCAATCCGGCTTGGAATGAGTGTAAAGCATGACAAAAAGAAGGCCTTCAAGTTTTCCGACTACCCCATCATTCGCGAGCGGGTCAATAAAATGCTGGCCGAGCTGGCAACAGGTGTTGCGGCCGTGATCAGTTCAGGCGCCGAGTCCGAATGGCTATTGGCTGAACAAAAGAACGATGCGCTCGTTCGCCGGCTGTTTGGCAACAATATGCCGAAAGCGTTGGAAGATCGTTTTCTTGCCCGGAATCTGGAAGCACTCAAAGCATTTCAGAACCGCAAAGTCGAAGGATTGAGCCTTTCAAAACGCGTCTGGAATCACACTACCCACTTCCGGAGCGAAATGGAAATGGCGCTCGATGTCGCTATTACCGACGGCAGTTCAGCACAGGAGCTGAGCCGTGATGTTCGGCAGTATCTGGAAGAGCCAGACAAGCTATTTCGGCGCGTTCGGGATATTCGCGGGCAGCTTCACCTTTCGAAAAACGCCTCGCTTTACCATCCTGGGCAAGGCCGCTACCGGTCCTCATACAAGAACGCTATGCGGCTGTCACGCACTGAGGTAAACATGGCCTATCGCGAATCGGACTATGAACGCTGGCAGTCCATGGATTTCGTCGTTGGCTTTGAGGTCAGGAGGTCGAATAACCCGTACCCATGTGACGTTTGCCAGGCACTGGCCGGGAAGTATCCAAAATGGTTTAAATTCGTTGGAAACCACCCAAATTGCAGGTGTTATGCGGTGGCAATTTTGGCAACCAAAGAAGAGAGAGAGCGATTGAGCGAAATGATTTTAAACGATGAGCCGCTTTCTGATTTTAAATCGTCCAACGAGGTCAAAAAGCCGCATGCAGGCTTTACCAACTGGATTGAGGACAACAAAAAAAGGCTGCTCACGTCAGCAAGCAAACCTTATTTTGTTCGCGATAACTTCAAAAGCGGGGATGTATCGAAAGGACTCAAACTTTCGGCATAAATACCCGATTGTTAGCCGATGTTGGCTTCACCCATACCCATTCGCCTCCAACCACTCCTTAAACTTAACCAGCTTGTCGATATCTGACTGCCGGAGGCGTGGGTCTGTATTTTCTCTTAATGAGTAAAGCCGGTTCTCAACGAAGATTTGGGGGTCGATAATCTTGGTTGACTTGTGAATCCAGACCGATTCCTTCGGAAGCTCCCGCCCTTTAAACCATTCTTCTATTTCTTGTGCTGTCATGGAGGCAAAGGTATTAAGATTGGGGCTTGCTTGACTTCTCTCTAATTGCCGCCTCAATGAACTCAGCCTGGTTAGGTTGTGACCGTATGATCTCAACCACCTTTGGATCAAGCCAGTACGCTACCTGGATTTTGTTCGATTCGCCCTTTGGCTTTCTGCCTGCGCCTGGGCGAGAGCCGCCTCTGGATGTATTAAGCAAGCCTTCGCAGATGACTTTATTCCGCTCGACGAGTCAATACTTGACCGGTTTTTGATACATCAGATACGCAATCCCGAGAAAGTCAGTCTCTACATACATCCAACTCGGTACCTGGTCACAGACGTGAAATTTGAAGGCAAGCGCAGGATTGTGTATTGCCGGGAGCTTTACGATGAAAACGGGCGCACGATCTTCTTTTATCAGGGGGCTTCGTCGGGCAATGATCCGCTGCTGCATAACTGGATTCATAGGGTGTGATTACAGCAGCTCTGGATGCCCCTCGAATAACTCCCAATGCTTTCTCTTAGATTTATGAATGTTGTATGTCAACTGCCCACCGTTAGGCCCGTACTCGTAGTATCCTTCACTTATGCTGGTTTGGTTCCAGCATATCCCGTGGATGTTACGATTATAAGCCATATCCGAAATGATTCTAGCTTGCTCCGAATAGGAAGTATAGGGGAACTGTTGCCAGAACTCATTGAAAGCGCCTTGCATCCTGGCGAAGTTCTTTGATGCTACGTAAACGTTATCAAATGTGCTGCACATCACAATCCTTTCGGCGCGGCTCATTCTTTCGTCTTTCCACAAGTCCCACACCTCCTGTTCGAGGCCAGTGGAAGCCATTCGAGTTGTTCCCGGGCGGTCAGTAGTTGGCTTAAACCAGTATGGCACATACGGAGGTAGGTATTTCTTCTCCAATTCCATCCAAACAGCCATAGCGCCGCGAAGGGAATTTTTGACTTCTTCATGCAGGCGGACGTTGCCGGTCTTCGATATACGGTAAATCTCGGTGTAGCTCATCTTCTTCTCATTTTTCGGTCAAAAACTAAACTAACGTGGCTCAGTAGATTGGGGGCTATGGTTCCCGACTTGAAATTCCTGCTTTGCTGGGGTTAATCCTTGCTACGTCTTTCAATGTATTTGAATTCCCGGCGGCGCTTGGCGTTTTTCTTTTGAATTGGCGTCTTTAATTTGACCGTCACCTCAATTCGCATTGTCGCCGTCCCATCCAATGAATCGAACGTTGCTTCTTTGCTCCATAACTTCAATGCTTGGAACCTGGTGTGATCGTTGATTGCTTCGAAAATTGCGTTCTTGAATGTGTATTCCATCTCTCTTCTGTTTAGTCTCCCGAGGGAGGTTAGGGTAAAACTTCTTTTACGAGGTCGAGGCCTCTTTCTTGCTTTAACATGGACTTACCGCTCAAATGGTATAATCTCAGATCGCTTCCCCTTGCGTAGTAGCCTTCTATTCTTTCGATCTTGACCGTCCTGACTGCCGACCATCCATCGGAGATTTTGAAATTCCTCCTGCGATATACTTTTCCCACTTCTAACTTAATCTGCTCCATTGGGGTGAGGGGTTATTTTTTTCGGAATCATACAATCCTCTAATGGTGCGTGACTTACAGTTGCCCACCGGCCTTATTTTTACATAGCAATCGAGCCTTCTATCCAGTACTTCTTCATCGGAATCTGTAACAGGATTACGCAAATAGCAATGCACTCCGCCATTAGAAGAGTGGAATAAACCACGACAGCCAGCGCATGATTTTACTTTTATCATTTCTCGTCGGGGAAAGGGAGTGGTAATGACTTCATTTTGTCAACGTCGATGATAGAGTATAACTCGGAACAATCCCAATTGGCTTCTTTCAGCCATTCTTCTTCTACGCACTGCTTCAAAACGGATTCCCGATCCTCCCGCACCTTCTCGTTTGCCAAGTTGCGTGCGTACAACTCGGCAGCTTCGGCGTAGAACCGGCTAATCGCTTTCGGGTATCGTTGCTCCAAATGCCAGAATGATTGAAACTCGTGACTCTCGGCCACCTGCTGTTTTGCTTCGTCGTAGGTCTTCATGGTGATTACACTTTACAAATTGACATGATACAATACCCGTCTGGAATTCCGTATTGACCTCCGTGAAGGATATATTCGACTCGAACCCATTGTGAACCACCTGGATATTCCCATTTGTCGGGGTCGTATTCTTTGAGGCATAACAAATCGCCGACCTCATATCCTCTATCATTGACCCGATATTCAAATCTTTTCAGTCCTGATTCAATTGCCTGAAACGGAATTGGATGTGTTTTTAATTCATGTACTTTCGCCATCTTCTCTCTGTTTATGCCGGGCGGCGGGTTAATCCTCACTTAACCTTTCGATATATTTAAACTCCCTTCTCCGCTTAGCGTTTTTCTTTTGCTGAGGCGATTTCAATTTTACAGTCACCTCGATTCGCATAGT